TTTACGTCCAATTAGGTATTCACTTTGTTCAGCGTTGTAATTAAAACGCATGTCTAACCAATGATGATCAATCTGTCTAGCATTGTATTTTATATCATGCTGTTTGCACCATTCAATAAATTCGATACAATCATCCCAGTGTTTAGGATGCATCATTACACTAACATGAAATGTTTTTTGTTTTTCTATTAGATATAAAATATTGTTTTTTACAAGTTCTTTGCTTTTAACAGGTGCTTCTGGATGATAACTTATTGTAAAATAATCTATATATTCAACTACCCTATGCCACAAGTTAGGACCAATAACAGCATTGGTAATAGTTGCAACACCCATATACCAATTGTAGTTTTTACGCTTTTCGTTTACATACTTTAGTATATCTAAAATTCTTGGATGAAAAATACTTTCTCCGCCTTGTATATTTAAATTTGCAAAACGCTGTGATTTTGGACGCTGCTGCATTTTTACATCAACATACTTGTAAATAAAATCTACAGTATCTAAACATTCTGCAAATGCAGGATGCTCTGTTTTATTGTCATGACCGTCGCCGCAATAACTGCAATCTAAATTACACTTGAGTGTACTTTCCCAAGCAATTTGAAAACTTATTCTTTTTGCCGGTATTAATGTATCAAAAGTAGTCATTGCATTTCCATTTGGTTACAATAGTTTCGCCGGCACACGGACACGTTTCTTGTTCACATATAACTGGGTTAATTTCAAAACCTTTTAGATTGTATATATTTAAATTTAAATCTTGTCCACAGTTACCTTTTACATTACCATAAGAATCAATTTTTACAAGGTCAACACCCAAATTACATTTCCATCCTTTAAAATGATTTAAATTGTTATTAATTAAATAACTGTTGTTGGTTTCAAGATTGCCATCTATCATATATTGTGTGTGCGGACGTCTTAATACTTTATTATACCAAACTAAATCAGGATAACGTTTTATAAAAGTTTCCATGTATTCCAATTGTTCACTGTTATACATATGATTGCCATTATATACTACTGTCTTTGCAATAATAGGAAACAAATTGTTACTTGTTTTACATTGTTCAACAATGTCTTTACACTTTTCAAAGTGTGCCGGATCCATTAATACATCAATGTTAACTTCAACACCGTTTTCATACAACATGTCGGCAACGTCAATACAATGCTGTATATTGCTAAATTCGTGATGCACACTGATGTTAACTACATCAAAACTGCTCCAATATTTTTTCCACCAATTCATTTTTTTACTTGCATTTGTACTGATGTTGATTGTTACATCATGTGCCATTTTAATGTTGGTGCAAAATCTTGGCAGGTGTTTCCACAGTGTCGGCTCACCGCCAATTAAATAAAGTCTTGTTTTTCTGCCATGACGTTTTATATATGTTAACAATGCTTTGTCAACTGTTTCAATGTCTGGCCATAAACGATTGCCTTCGTTACTACCAGGAAAGCAATAGTTACATTTGAAATTACAAACGTTGCCCAATTCAAATTCAATTGTAAAATCTGTATCTAAATTTTGTATACTGTGTATCATAATAAATGTGCAAGTTCAGGAAACACTGTTTTAGCACTCACACCCCTAATTGCGTCTAACTTGTTTACATATTCTTTAAAGCCTGGTAACAAATGACTGTTATCAGCACTGTCCATATGATTTAATATTGCTTCCCAACGTTTCCATCCGTAAGGATTAGTAGTAAAGAAACTGTTGTCATTTAAATGTACTTGTTCAAGCCAACCTTTAAAACTGTAAAACAATTCACGTATTTCTTTTTTATCTTCTTCTGGTAAAATTTGTATACTTAGAAATGTTGGAATATAAAGCAGATGCATATTCATTAAACCGCCGCCTGCCATAATACCACGTACTTCTTCGGTGTTAACTTTTCTAAATTCACTGCTTATTTTCCAGTGTACAAAATCTGGCAAATGTTTTATATTAAAAATTTGTAATGCAGTTGCAATACTAGGACGAATATTATCCGGTGTATTGTCTAGCATGTGCAAGTTGCTTTCTACAGTTTCCCAATTGGTAGGATAACGAATATAATTGTTTCTCGGACCAGCAGCATCCATACTGATTCCAACTTTAACTAATTCAAAATTTTTCCACAAATCAATAAGTTCTTCATCTACAAGTATACCATTTGTGTTATATCGTAATCTAATATGTTTGTTATGTCCACTGCGAACAATTTCTTCAATAAACTTCTTATGTTCAGCAATCATAAGAGGTTCGCCGCCAGCAAAGTAAACTTCTTCTAAATAAGGTATTTGTTTATACAGTTGATCCCAAAAGATTTCATTTTCATGCCACTTGTTGTCAAATGCATTTTTATCCCATTGCATTTGTCGTTTTACTTCAGGATCTTCTAACTGTGGTTCAAGTACTTTCCAATCTTTGACCCACTTACTACTATCATGCGGTGAACACATCACACATTTAATATTACAAGTATGCCCTAAACGTAAATCTAAATATTTAATTTGCTCTCGCACTTTACCATCTTCGGTAGTATTGTTGAGCAAGTCTTCGACTTTTACACCACGCTCAATCCATGTGCTGGTTTCCCACAAGCGTTTACTAACTACACCTTTGCTTTCTTCTGCAAAACATTTTGTACAACTTGCAGGAACTTCTCCTGCCATCATAGTGCGTCTTGTTTCGCACATATAATCACTGTTCCATGCATCCATAGGTGTTGTAGATGCAAAATTTACAACTTGTCCTTGATTTTTTACAAGTCCTACTGTGTGATCTGTACCAGCGCCGCTTGCGTTAGCACTGCAACACAACCGCATATCTCCGTTAGGTCGTGTTGCCATATGAATCCACGGTAAGACACAAAAACTTTTTGTTGTACGGTCTTCTAAACCAGTTTTAAATAATTCAATAAAATTTTGTGTGCTCATTTGCGTCCTATTAGCAAGAATCTATTGTACAGCGGCAGTTCTAATGTTTCTTGCTTAATTATATATGACAATCCACTGTGGGCAGCAAAATCTTCAACTGTGTCAAAACAGCGTATGTGCTCAGGCAAATCATAATAATTGTTGCTTTGCAATACTACAAGACTGTTGTCAGGAACACGCTCAAGCCAAATATCATATTGTTCTTGCGAGATATGTTCTGTACTGGTATTGATTACAATTTCGGGATCAAACTCGTATTCGTAAGTACACATATCAGCAGTAACAGCACGAAAGTTGCCAATCATTTCTTGACGTTTGCAAATCATGTTTGCTATTTCTTCGCAACTTTCGTCAATATCAATACTGCGAACAAATCCAGTGTTAATACTGCTGTTAAAAAACATACATGCTAATACACCATTCCAACCGCCGTGAATAACAATGTTCTGTGGTACGCTTTCGTCTACGCAAGAAAACAAACTGTTTATAAGCCACTCTTTGCTTTTAAGTTGTCCTTTCCAGAAACTTTCTAGTACACTATAAGGATTTTCACTGTTGCGTACAGCGTCCATCCAAAATGCCACATCATCTAGTTCTACAAGCATGTTGTTACTTTCTCGTCTATGTTTACACCTGCTAGGTAAAGTTCTTTATTCTTAATTCTACGTTGTTTGGTTTTATCACTAAACCATTTTATATCTCTTTTTTGTAATGTTTTTAAATTATCAATTGCTGCAAAAAGCCTATCGCTGTCTTCCATATTATCATAACTGTGATCAATAATATCGTCAAACATATCAAAACCGTAACTGCGTAATTTTTCAACAATACCCTTTGGTCCTATTATAACAGGAATTTGATATGCTGTAAAGGCTTTATATGTTTTTTCAGTAATAAACATTTCGCTTACATGGTTATTTGTTTTTTCATGATAAAATGTTTCGCTAACCAAATTAATTAAAGTATCATTGTATATTTTTGGATTTAAATCGTTAGGATAACACTTGTCACCTGTGCCACCTATATCAACAACCAAAGGTAAAATTTTATCAGTAAAATCTTTTTGTGTTGTTAAATCAGCATTGTATAAATTACAGTCTAAATTGAGATTAAAATTTGCACTAACAATACCATCATTGAGTAAATTTTGTTGATGTAAATATATTGTAGTGGCTTGCCTGTGTTCACGTCCTCTATTTTGCATACAACAATACAGTTTTGTTTTGTCAACTGACACTTCGTTGCCGCAATCTATTGTCCAATCTCTATGACGCCAATACCAATTGTTCATTACATAAACATTGTAAATTTTGTCATTGTAAGCAAGCCAATTTTCGTATTCGCGATTACCATCGAGATGTCCAGTTGCATATATTACACGATTTTCTAACTTGTATTGCCTAACTAAATTGTATACTTTTTTAAAACTTCTATAACTATATGCTTCAAGTGTATCATCTAGCAAAATGTAAACATTATCATAATTTGCAAACTTTAATTCTTTTGAATTAAAATTATATCTATAATCTATTGCATACAGGTAAATGCCGCTCTTGTTGGACACCCATTCCTTGAACGGCATTCGTTGTAACCCAAGCATTTCTACATCATTGCAAGGATCCCAATTTGTGTATACTATTTGAGTTTTTGCTTCCAATGTGCAATAGTCCTTGCTATGCCTTCTTCATAAGACACTTTAGGCTTCCAACCTGTTTTTTCAGTAAGCAAGTTGTGGTTGCTGTTTAACCAAAAGATTTCACCAAATCTTGGTGCTTTTGTGTCCCAATTGATTGTTCCATGCCAATCCAATTGTTCAGCAATATAGTTTGCACAGTCACGAATTTTACGTGGTTCGTCTGGACCAATTGTAAAAATATGTCCTTTACAACTTTCTCTATTTTCAATAACAGCCATCCATGCATCTAACAAATCGTCAATGTAAATAAAATTACGATAAGGTTCTGCATAACCTAAATTACATTCGTCACTTTTGAGCATTTGACTAATAATCTGTTCTGTTACGAAGTAATCGTTATCTTTGCGTCCATAACTGTTTGTCTGACGGAAACTTGCCCACTCTAATCCATATGCACGTTCTGCATACTCAAGGTATTTTTCACAACCATATTTTGCAACTGCATAAGGTGCGTTTGGATGCGGCTCTGTGTGTTCATCAAATGCAACACTGTTAACATATGTTCCAGTCTCTTCAACTTCGTCACTGATTGGTTGCCATCCATAAACTTCCATTGTACTAGCAAACACAAAGTAAGGCATAGGGTCAAGTTGTCTACACGCTTCAATTAGGTTTACTGTGCCAACATAGTTTACTTCGCTAAATTCAATTTGTTCGTAAAAACTTTCTTGAACTTCTGTACGTGCAGCAAGGTGTACAATAATGTCGGGCTCTACAAATGCAATTTCTTCTTTTACTGCATAATGCTGTTTTAAGTCGCTTTGAAGTTCATGTACTTCGCCGATTGCTTGTAGTCTAGGCATTAGGTGTTGACCTATAAATCCACTACTACCTGTTATTAGAATTTTCATATTTTTGTTTCCATTCAATATACTGTTCGTCTTTGCCAATATTAAGTATGTTATAGTAATTAGACAAGTACTGATGTTCTTTACAGTTGGTTGTTATCTGATTCCATGTATCGCTTACATACTCTTTGTTTTCAACTATTTCAATCATACGATTATAATTGTGCTGCACTCTTGCATGGGTAGACTCTACAATTTCATTATACTGCATATCTTTGAGTTTTGCAACCTCTTTAAAATATGCTTGACATCTTTCAGTATCATCAAGTATGCTGTCAAAACTGTAATCAATTATATTTTCAAATATTTCAAAACCCATGTTTTTTAAATATGTATTTGCGTATGGAGCACCATAAATTACAAAAGGCCTTTGATGAAAAATAGGCACAAAAGTTTTTTCGGTATAGAACAAACATTTTGTATTGCTTTCACTGATTAAACTAATTGCACTGGTTTTAAATTCGTTTGGCGGCAAAAACAAATCTTTCATTCCATCAGATCTATTCCAGTTGATATCAAAGTTAATTATACGTGGCGTCCAATGTTTCCATTCATAAGCATAGTCTGGAAAGTGTTCGTCCTTGTCTAACTCATGCCAACTTACATATCCTTCATCAAACATACCATGTTCATACATTGTATCAACAAATTCACACCGCCAACGATGAGGACGTCCGTTTAAACTAGTAAACAACTTTTGTATTTTTTTAGTTTTTATACCATATGGTTGTACACCATTTGTTACTGCATGATATATTATTGCATGTGCAAAATACGTAGGATGATTTTCAAAAGGTTTTTCACCTGCATATGCATAATTAGGGTTAAATTTTTTGTCGTTTACAGCGCCAGCAATAATTTTAAAATCAATGTTGTGTTCTTTAACATAACTTTTAAATGATTCGTAATGCATCGGATCACTGAACAACATAACAGGTTCCCATTCTTCAGGTCCTACAACATAAAATCCTTTTGGCTTTTTTTGATTTTTCATCATGTCATAAACATGTTCAGGAAAACTTGTACCCCACAAAAAGTAATAAAAATTTCCATCTTTGTAAATCTTCGAAATATCTGTCTCGGCTTCAAATAACAACATAAGTATACTTATGTTCCACATAGTAGATGAATTTGAAAAAGCGATTGCTGAATTTTTTGGTGCACCTTATGCAGTGAGCACAGATTGCTGTACACATGCAATAGAACTGTGTTTAAGACACACACAAAGTAAAACAGCAAAAAGTCCTCAACACACATATTTAAGTGTGCCTATGACTTTTGAAAAACTAGGCATTGATTGGCAGTTTGTTGACGATAAATGGACCGAGTATTATTACATTACAGACAACATTATTGATGCTGCAACCATGTGGAGACAAAATAGTTATATACCGGGTACATATACTTGTTTAAGTTTCCAATTTCGCAAACATTTAAAACTAGGCAGAGGCGGCATAATACTTTGTGACAACAAACAAGATAGAGATGCACTTATCAAACTAGGTTATGACGGGCGTCATAGAAATGCACCGTGGGCAGATCAAGATATTTCTTCAATAGGGTATCATTATTACATGACACCAGAAACTGCACAAGTAGGATTGGATAAATTGCCTGATGCTATTGCTACACAACCTGAAATTTGGAGTTGGCAAAACTACCCTGACGTTTCTTCAATGTTATCTAACAAACTTTGAATATCTTGATATTCCATTAATTGAGGAAATTGTTTGATTAAAATTCCGTTTACAATTGGTATTGCATCTTCAAACTTTGTAATTTGTTTTTTAGTAAAAATGTTGTAGATGTATTGTTGTAAACTTTCATATTCGCGATGTGTTTCTTCTCGTAATTCTAATCCAAGTGCAGGATATATCCAAGTTTTAACAATTTCCATGTGTTCAACTACATCAGGATGACTGTCACCAAAACAATCAAAAGCAAGTTTGTCTTGTTCTAAAATTCTATATTCAATATCGGGCAATGCTTGTCTATACAGTTTAGTAATTAATTTAATTGCGTATTCTTCAGTTAACGACTTTGTATATTCTGCTCGATGACTATCAATTTCACTGGTATAAGGTTTACTACTGTGTCCTTGCCATTGAATATAGTTGCCGTACATGTTGTTTACAATATGAATTGCAGAAATATTTTTTACAATATCGTTTTCCATACTCCAATTTTCTTTTAGCCATCGAAACGAATGTTCGTGATTAAAAATACTACCTTTACCCTGATAATGATTATCAATAATTTTGTCTTCTCTGCTCCAACTGGTCCACATAATCATTATCTTGTCTTCAGACGTAAATTTATATTTTAAATCTGCTTCTAATACTCGTTGCATAATACCAACATTACCCATTCCTGCAACAGCAAAGTTTTTTAATTCTAATTGTTGATCAAATGCAATAATGTTTGCCCAAGTAGGCCACATGTAATTTGTAAAACTACAACCAAATGTAAATAATCTTGCCATTTTAATGTCCTATTACACTAGTACCATCTGCTAAATCCCAATCACTTCGATCTAACATTTTTCTAACTTCAGGCCAATACTTGTCTAAAAACTCTAAACTTCTTTGAGGCTCTGATTCAGGATCATTAAAAAACGTTTTTGCATCTTCATAACTTTTTTGTACTTGCATGAATAAATCTAATGTTTCTTGACGCAACGTCTTACCAAGTGCAGGATAAATTACATCATGTACAAGTTGTAAATGTTTTTTAATATCAGGATGTGCATCTGCTAGGTGATGAAAACTGTGCCTATCTTCTGCATTTAACCAGTGATAAACTTCTGGCATTAAATGTCCATATGTTTTGATCATTGCTTGTGCATGTTCATCTAATCCTGCTGGTGTTTCATCAAAAAATGTGTCGTTACGATAATAATCAAAACCCGAACCTTGCCATGTTAAACGTTTACCGTATAATCTGTTAACACTGTGAATCCAAAACACATTTTTCATTATTTTATCACTGTCGTCGTAGTATTTTTTTAACCACTTTATACCGTATGTTTCGTCGTTTGAAAAAACGCTGCCTTCACCACGCCATTGTTTTTCTTTTAATCGATCTTCTCTATCCCAACTGCTCCACAGCACCATTAGCATGTCGTCTTTGTCAACACCGATACGTTCATTTACTTCTAGTATTCTATTAGCGATACCAAAGTTACCCATTCCAACTTGTCCATAGTTTTTAAGAGTCATATTTAAATCATATGCAATAATGTTTGCCCATGTAGGCCAATGATATTGCGTAAAACTACAACCAAATGTATATAAAGTGTTCATACTATTCCCCTTGTGAGTGTATTATGTCTGATTTTATGAAATTCTAGATACTGACTCTTGATAATTTTATCAATTATAGGCATAGCATCATCGATGTTTTTACAGTTTTGCCGTCCTAACATGTGTTTTACATTGTTATGAAGTTCTGTAGTTATATCAATTGTAGATTGCTTTAATGTACAAATATCTTGCTGTACAATATTTAAATGATCAAGAATATCAGGGTGACCGTCATGCAATATATCAAAACTTTTTTTAGCGCCACTTTCTTTAAAACCAATTCGATTGATGTTTGGCATTTTTTTTGAATACATTTGTTTTAATCTTTCAAAAAATATAGGTTCTTTGTCTAATAAAAAATCTCCAGACTTTGATCCACTTTCAAGCCATTCTTGGTCAAACGCTGTGCCTTGCCAGTTTATATTGTAAACACTATTTGTGTAAATTATTGCATTATGATTTTTTACAAGTGTGTCTCCGTAATCATAATGTTTTTGCAAATGCTTGATCGAATATTTAGAAAAAACACTTCCTGCTGCTTCATAACCGAGTCCTTTTATTAAATCTTCTCGGCACCAACTGGTCCACATAATCATTATTTGATCTTCTGGTGTAAAGTTATATTTGCAATCTGCTTCAAGAACACGTTGATTAATTCCAACATTTCCTAAACCTGCAATACCAAAGTTATATAAATCAAGGTTTCTATCTACTGCTATAATGTCTGCCCAAGTAGGCCATGCATAGTAAGTATAACTGCAACCAAAAGTGAATAATCTACCCATATAATTCCTTAAATATAGTATGAATATTTATAGCACAAACGAGTGGGATCCACTAAAAAAGGTTGTAGTCGGAGTTGCTGATTATTGCCGTATTCCAGAAATGGATAAAAGTTTAAGATGTATTAATTATGCAGACAAAAAAGACGTTAGCGATGTTGTCTCAGGATTATACCCAGATCAAGTTGTTGAAGAAAGCAACGAAGATCTTGAAACTTTTGTTAAATTTTTAGAAGGAGAGGGTGTAGAGGTTGTAAGACCTAAACGCACTCCGGAAGTTGAATATTACAACTACTGTCCACGTGATACTGTGTTTGTTCATGGAAAAAAACTCCTTGCGGCTCCAATGAGTCTTACTGCAAGAGACAAAGAGTTTCATCATATGCTACCGCATATAGCAGGTGTTAATGCGCCCCCACGTATTGATCGCACCGACCTATACGATGAAACATGTGTAGGCGACCCAGACCGTCTTGCACTAACTGAAGTAGCACCATGCTTTGACGCTGCTAATGCTATCCGGGCTAACGATGACATATTATATTTGGTTAGTAATAGTGGAAACAAAGCAGGTGCTGCTTATTTACAAGAATGGGTAAATGCACCAGACCGTAGTTATCAAGAATCAACCACTGATTACCGAGTACACACATTAGAAAATGTATATAGTTACATGCATATTGACAGCACTATTGCATTTTTAAGAGAAGGACTACTTCTTGCTAATCCAAGTAGAATTAAAAGCAAAGATGTACTACCAGGTCCTTTTAAAGATTGGGATGTTATTTGGGCACCTGATCCTGTAGATGCTGGACATTATCCAGGATTATGTAACAGCAGTATTTGGACTTGGAATGTTAACTTGTTTAGTGTTAATCCTAATCTAGTTGTATTAGAAGAACATCAAGAACCGACTCGTAAAGCACTAGAAGCACACGGTATTGAATGTGCTATGTTGCCATTGCGTCACGCACGTACATTAGGTGGGTGCTTCCATTGCTGTACACTAGACTTGGTTAGAACACCTTAAGATCAAATAATTTTTCTACTGTTAGATCATGAAATTCTGGTGCATCGTGACAACAATCTCTTGCTTGTGTGCTACCTACTCCTTCAGGATCAATAAAATGACACGGAGTTTTACTATACTGTAATTCTTCTACTAAGTCTAATTCCCAACTAAAGTTTACCACAGGAACGCCCAAACTTTCCCAAGTGTTATTAAATGAATGGTACCATGTTAACACATTTATCATCATACAGCCAGGATCTTGAATGTAACGTTTAGTCCACCATTTACCATCTACACTGTTTTCATAACTTCTATCCCAAAGTTCAACACTGTTCATTTTTCTATTTAGATAACCAAAACTATATCTAAACATTTGCGGCCATTGCACTACAACCAATTTAGGCAATTTTAATCCACTGTTTTTGTACAATATTGCATTATAGGCTTGTATATCCATGCCGCTTGATTGTTTTGCTAGATTAACATAATCCATTCCTAATCTACGTGCAACTTTAGGTAACCAAACGTCTTGTTCATGAATGCCTACACCTTCAGTATAACTACAACCAAACCCTATCATAAAGTTATCGTCAACATCATCTATTTCTTTTGATCTATAACCCATGCTGTTGAATTTGTATTCAATGTCGACATTTTCCCAACGCCAGTTAGGACCATTTTCTTTTATATGTCTTGGATATATGTCTTCTGTATCTGTACTATACCATTTTAGTGTTGCATTTCTATACTCTAAATCAACCATCAACGGATATTTCTTATTAAAAACAAAAGCCAAAATTCTATACTCCAATAAATATATGGGTATTTAATGAACTTAGGAGAACACTTTTGCAAGACTGGTTTAGCGGGCTATACTTTTTACCTAGAAATAAATTGTTACCGGAATTAATAAAACATGACGGAAGCAGAACACCGTTAAATCATATGAACAAAATTGAAAGCCTAATGGATCTTGTAAAAGAAAGTTTTATTTACGATAATCCAAATCCTACAATCATTTACAACGGCACACATTATATTCCTAATTTAGAAAAACTGTTTATTACTCCTGCACATAAAAAAGTATTACAAGAAAACACAGTTGACTTTTTGTTTGTTGAAGTACTAACACACTACATTCCAAATGATAGAGGAGTGTTAGAACCGCATATTTTAAAAATAGACAACGACGATGATGATATGGAAAAAATTCGTTGTTACGAATTAGACAGTCTTGATGCTTGGGCAGCAGAACATGGATTAAACATTCATGTACATTGTACAGATTTTATGTGTACCGAACATTATAAAAAAATATACAAAAACGTAACACTTAAAAATACAGATTTGTTTATTGCATGGTGCAGTGATAGATTTAAAATACAAGAAGATTTTAATGAACGAGGTTGCGGACCAAATGACGAATATCCGCCAATAAGTCATTTAGCAGAAAAGATTGAATACAAATTTTTTAGTGCAGCATGGAGATATGATCCAAGTCGTCATTTTATTACCAGTCATTTAGCAGCAAAAAATTTGTTAAAAGAAAGCAAAGCAAGTTTTTACTTTGATGTACAACGTGAAGATATGAAACAACGTATGTGGTTTGATTGGAATAAATTTGAACAAAAATATCCTCAAGTTGCAAATTCATTATTAGAAGGCAATGAAAAACTTAGACAAGTAGTACCTTTGAGTTTTGAAGTTAAAAATCCACAAGCATGTAGGGCAAGAGAATCAGATCCTGATTACGATACACCTGTACAATTTAATAAACGAAAAACACAAGATCCTTTAGATACATATGAACAATGTTTTTGTGTAATTGTAAATGAAAGTAGAGTTACACAACCTTGGCCAAACATGAGTGAAAAAACTTTTAATGCTATTAAAAGTATACGTCCATTTATCGAAGTTGCTGCGCCTGGAACAATAAAAATGTTACATCAAATGGGTTTTAAAACTTTTGAAAAATATTGGCCTGAGGATTATGATAACATTGTAAAAAACACTGATAGATTAGTTCGTATTACAGAAGTTATTGATTACATAAGCGAATTTAGTTTAGACGAAATGCGTGAAATGTATAAAGAAATGTTACCCGATTTAATGCACAATTATCATAACTTGAAAAGATTAAGAAAATTTTATGGCAAATTAAACAAAAGAGTCAATTAATTTTTTTGCCCAATATGTGTGTGCATCTAATTTATGATGCCAATACTGTTGTCCTTCAACATCGTATCCCATGTTAATACAATGATCGTAAAAACTTTCTTCTGCATTATCCCAATGCAAAAAATTATCTTTATCTAACTTATCAATATAATATTTGTATCGTGGTCTGTTTTCACAACACTGAAATGCATTTCTAAAAACATATTTGTATCCGTTGCTTTTTAAAAACTCTTGCGTTTGTATAATGTTATTATATCTATTAATATCCCATTGCGTATGATTAAGAAATAGTTGGTTACTTAATATGTCTAAGTTTTTTGTCCATTGCTTAGGTGCCCAATCAGGATAGTGTTGAGGATGTAGGTGTGTTACATTAGTATCAGGCTTAAATGGAATAAAATCAAAGGCGCTGGTTTTGCCTTCATCATAAAAATATTCGGTTCTATCGGTGCCTGTCCAGTGTATTAAAAACAATGTGCGTTTTGCTAGTTCTTTATTGTCTAATATCCAATACAGCGTTGTACGTGCAATGTAGTCGTTACTAGCACCAGGATAAGCAATGTTTGTGTAACTACAATTTAAAGCCTTTGCAAACTGTGCACCAAAACTATTTTCTCTATTGTAATTGCCTTCGCCAATGCCGCTGCCTTCAATTTCGCTACCAGCACTGTGACTACAACCATTTATTAATACATGATCAAACATTTACAGGCTCTTTAGGAATAATTATATCTGTACCACAATGACAATGTTGTTTGTTACATATAACAGGTTTTAAATCAAAAGTCAAGTCAGTGTCTGTGATATTTCCGTGTGTTTGTCCTACCCCGCAACTAGCACCGCTTATGTCACCACGTGGATTAATAAACAATGCATCATCAACTTGACATTTCCAACCTGTAAAAAAGTTTTGTCGTGCAGCAATAATTTTGTTGCTGTTTACAGGTTCGATGCCTGTATCGTAATGCGCCATACTTACAGCGTAATTTTCTCTATAAGGTTTGTCAATACGCTGTACAGTTTCAAACTGTGCGTTTTCCAAAAAGTTTTGTTTTACAGGATCTTTGTATTCCCAAGGACCTGCATTTACACTCATTTCATCAAACAACGGCGTCCATTCTAAATTGTAATTTGGTACTTCTTTACGAACACGTTCTCCAAACTCAACTACTTCCCAAAAACGTTCATCGTGCATTAACATCTTTGTACACAAATAATCTACTTTGTCGCACAGAAACTTTGCGTTTTCAATATATCTGTCTTGCTTGGCAAATTCAATATGAAAACTAGCAACAATATCATCAAACAAATTGTAGTGTTCTTGCCAATATTTTAACGGGCGTGACAAATTTGTGTTTACAGCAACAGTAATGTTTGGTATTTGTTCTTTTAAATGTGTTACAAGTGGAATAAAGTTTTCCCAATGTGTTGGTTCGCCGCCACTGAAGAATATTTTAAAATGTTTGTATCCACGCTGTTTGTAAGTGTTGAAAATTTTCATTGTATTATCAATATACAATTGTAAATTTCCGTTGTTACGGTTATCTCCTGCCCAATTGCCTGGATTACAATAACTACACTGAAAGTTGCAAAAGTTGTTTACTTGCCAAGTAAGACAAGCATACGGTTCTGCCATTGGAGTTATTTTAAGTAATGTACTCATAATAGTTCTAATATTCTTTCTGCAAACACTTGATGAGATTTTTCGTCAGGGTGTCCGTCACCGGGTATAGGTTGATAATAAAATTTTTTAGTTTTAAAAATTAAATCAATACGCACTGTGTTCCATTTTTCTGTTGCTTCTAATATATTATTATCTCGACGATTTAAACAATTAATAACTTTTCTACATCGAATTTGTTTTTTTAAATATAAATTTGCTAAATTCATATACATTAATGTATCTAATGTATCATCTGTTTCGGTGTGGTACTTGTTATAAAATCTTAGCCAAGTATTATCATTTGTCCAACTTGCTAATTGATTCCACATATGTCCGTTGTATATACCTCTACGTGTAGCATCTGTCCAATTTATAATTACAATATCGTTAGTTTTAATGTCTGTTTGTAAAACAGTTGCAGCAATTTGTTTTTGAGATGCTCCGCCGTCGGCTTTGTTTAGCACTTCTTTGTTTATTGCATTGGCTACTAAAGACGGAAATGCATACTTACTAGGCAAATCATCTTGTTCTTTACAGTCAGGTAATCCGTACCCATATGTATAACTACAACCAAATGCAACTATTCTAGACATGTTTTCTTAACCATCCTAGTTCAGGAAATACTGCCCAAAAATCTTCTTTGCGATGCACATCTAATGTGTGATTTTTTTGAAAGAATTGATTTAATTTTTCTTGGTTGTATTCACCCATGTTCATAAATTGTAACACACTGTCAATATGCCCTAATACTTCACGTACCATGTTTTCATCTTTGCATTTTTCGTATGCCCATTTCTTATAATCAATATACTTGGCACGTAGTTCACGCTTGTATTCTTCTGGTATATAATCAATACGCATAAAGTCAGGACCAGTTAACACGTTGAGTCTGCACTTGTCAATGTCTACAAGTCCACGCTCTACCCAATCCATATGAAAGTCTGGAAAATTCCAAACATTGTACAAACTAATAGTTGGTGTAATTTCAAAATGTACATGAGGTACACGCTCTAACATTTCGATACGATTTTGTTCGATTTGTTGCCAGTCTGTTCCGTGGCGCATAAATTCTGCTCTAGCACCATTTGCATCTAAACTTGCACTAACTTGTACATCATCAAACTGTTCCCAATAACTGTAAATGCTTTTGCTTTTATAACGCATGTTACTAAAGTTTGTTGTATAACGCAATCTTACATCTGTTTTACCATTAGCAATCCATTCGTCAAGAATTTTGTAATGTTCATTTGTAATAAGCGGCTCACCGCCTGCCCAATACACTTCTTCTACATCAGGCAAATACTTTTGTAAATTTTCCCAATAGTTGTTTTCTTTTGCAATGTTTACAACAGTACTACCATTGTTTTTTAACATGTTGGCTATTTCATGTTTACCATATAATTCACCATGTTCTTGTGCATGTAAACTACTAAGTTCAGGACCGCAACTACGGCACTTCATATTACAAATATTACTAAAACGCACATCCATATATGCCATACGCATATCAGTAAGTGTGCCGTCCTCTTTGGTTTTTTCTACCAAGTCAAAATGCTTGTCACCAAACCATTCGTTGCTGTTTTTACGCAGTGTCCAAATCCATGTGCTGTTTTCAAGTTCATAGCAACGTTTACAAGTATCTAATTGTTTACCGTTGAGCATGGCAACACGCAACTCTTTGTAACGTTCACTATTCCACACTTCCTCAATAGTGTTTTCTTTCAAGTTACCAAAAGGTTGATCACTATCTGCAATACAACAAGGCAAAGCACGACCGTCCGGCCAGGCATGCATGTGTATCCAAGGCAGTATGCAAAAGGCACCGTCTTCTTTTAATAATTTTTGTTTATCCATTTAGCATACTCGATAGTTCTGGAAATACTGCTGTAAAATCTTCATTGCGTATTTTATCTCGTCTTACAGTATTATGTATAAATTCTTCACCGTGATCATTCCAAATATTGGCACTGTTTGCAAACTGCATTGCATTTTCAATATGTTGTACACACCAATATTCGTCTTTGATTTGATCTATTAAGTTTTGCAGTCTTGTATTGCCTTTGTCTTTTAAATGCTGTGGCAAATTTTGCGCACTGTAAAAACTAGGATTCAACAAATGATAAATGCTAATGTAATCGTGTTTGCGTAACAAGTCATTGTCTATCATGTATTCAAAAAAATCAGCAAGTGTAACATAGTTTAAGTTGCTCAATACACAATTAAATTGATAGTCGATATATTCGACATCACGTATTTTTTGCAAATTGTTTTCTACAGTTTTCCAATCCGTGCCATGTCTAATATATTCTGCTTTTGCACCATAATGATCTAAACTGCTGCTTACTTCAACTGCTTTGAAATTGCTCCACATATCTAGCACATCATATTTTTTGTATTTGAAGTTGCTCATGTTTGTATTATAGCGCAATGTAATATCTTTACAACTACCGTTAGCAATCATTTCTTCAAGTATAACATAATGTTCGTCTGTGATAAGTGGTTCGCCTCCTGCAAAATATGCAAGTTCGATATTGGGTATTTGTTCAATAACTTGATCCAGCAAACTGCCACTTGCATCTGCATGTTGTATTACACGAAAACCTGGAGGCGGTGCGTCATGTTCTTTGTGTTCTTGTGCCCACTTACTACTAAATTCACTACCACAAGTTCTACATTTAAAGTTACAAATATTACTAAAACGCACATCATAATACGCCATTGTAAACTTATCTAAACTACCATCTGCATTTGTATAAGGTACAAGTTCATCATATTTGTGTGCAAATTTTTCAATACTGTATTTTCTAAAACTGTAAGGAGAACTCAGTTCGTGTTTATAACAAAAAGTGCAGGCTTCGTTTTCACGTCCTGCTAACATATCTAAACGCAATTGACGCATCTTGTCATTGTTAAATGCTTGCTCAAGTGTAGTGTCTTTTGTGTTTGCAAAAGGCTCAACGTAATCACTGCTACAACAAGGATATATGTTTCCTTTTGGTGTTACATTTAAATGCAACCAAGGAAACATACAAAACGTTTTGCTTTTTGTTAAATGTTCATCTTTCATTTGCTTCCTTACACAGCGCAAAAAAGTCTGCCATTTCAGGAAATGCTGCTTCAAAATCTACATTACGTCTACGATCTTGTTCTTTAAAGAAGTTCCAAAAGTCTTTTCGTCCTTCTTGTATTTTTTGCTCGTCATACTCAGTTGTTTTCATATAACTCACAACACGTCTAAACTTTTCATATTCCATGCTGCTAAATCCAGTCTTATAACCTTCTGCAACATTTTCTTCAATAAACTTTAAATGACTTTCCATATAAGGCATATAAGTTTCTTTAGGTAGAATGTTTATATCGTACTGCAATGGCTCTTTTAAATATGGTGTATCAAAATGAATACGCTGCCAACGTCCGCTGTTTACATCATTGTATTTGGCACGCCATTCCAAGATTTTTTCTAGCAGTGTTTGAAATGTTGTAACACTAAACAAATTAAACGTAATCATAAACGTTACAGGTGCAGTTGTATTTGTTAAGAAGTAATCTAAATTACGTTCAAATACTTCTAAATCTAAACCGTCACGAATATATTCTGCACGTTTATCCCAAGTGTCAATACTTGTAAACAATTTAAATGCTTTGATTTTATTTTGACTAAGCAAACTGTTTACGTTATCTGTAAATTTTGCAAGTTGACGTTCTTTACCGCCTAAGTTACTGTTTACATTTAGTTCAAGATGCGGCTTAGGATCATTTTCAAGTTCTTCAAACAATCTGTATGTGCTTTTTTGAATAGTAGGTTCGCCGCCTGTAACACGCAAAATGTTTAGCGTTTTACTAACTTCAGGCCACCACTTCCACCATGCACGTACATACGGATTGCTATCTTCTTCATATACTTTAAACCAATCAACATCGCATCTATGATTTTTTACCATATCATAAGGGCCGTGCTGACGTATTTCTTGATGGTATCTACTGCTGGCTTTTGGATGACAATAACCACAACGGAAGTTACATTCATTGCCAAACGAAATCTCAATGTACTCAGGGTTTACATCAAAGTCCCAAGGGTTCAACTTAACTTCGTTTAGTCTTTCTTCGTTGTAAATGCTGCCACTGCGAATATGTCTGTCACTGATAAAATCAGGACCCATGTTTTCTACATTCCAACAATACTGACATCCTGCACACTGCTTGCCTTCTAACATCTCTTTGCGTTCTTGCTTTTTGTGCTTTGTGTTATGCAACGCACTTGGATTGGTTAGTAGTTCATCTACGTCAATTTGATGTGGCGCAGGATGATAACAACTGTGTGTTTCACCAGTTTGCAAATAAATTGTAGTGTGATACCATTTAGCAAAGCAAAACGTAGGCGAAAAGTGCCTTTTTGTAATGTCGTTAATATATTTTGCTTTATCTGTTTCAAATGACATTTAATTTCCTTTTAGGAATACGAGAAGGATTAGTATATACAGTTTTAAAGAACAAACTTTGATTGCCGTTGAGAGGTTCAGCAGCAATAGGCAAGTCAAGTTCTTCAATTAACTTATAACCATAGTCAAGTGTTTCTTCTTCCATTTGATCTTCATTAATGTCTTTGCTGTTCCAATAATCGTTGAGCCAATCAAAGTCACGCACATTTACAAAGTCCCAATCTGTACACATAGTTTTGTACAAACCTTCTCTTGCTCCGTAAATAGCCCAGCGTCCATTTTCTACATCTGCACCAACCATTAGCCACACATACAAACGATGCAAGTTTTTCCAATGATTTTTGTGGAAGTCATCTACGCTAACACGCATACCACGATCCAGTGCCATTTTTACACCTTCACGAAATCCGGCTCGCCATGCTTGTTGTGCAGATCCATTGTTGCGTATTTCACTGTAGCAAGTGTTCATTTGAATATATTCAATATCCCAACAAAAGTCTACTTGTGCATGTGGATTGTTAGGGTCAGCATTTTCATGTGTACGCATGTCCAACACTTTTTGCTTAGGCCAACACTTGATGCCGCCATTGCCGTATTCTAATCCGTTGATTGTGTTTTTAGCACTCCAACTAATAACACAATCATCTAGTTTTACTTCTTTGTTCCAGTGTGCATCTTCGTGATTGTCTAAATCAAATTCTTTACCTAGGAACTCTTTTAAAATAATGTTGTCGCCATCAATAGTAATAAATCTATCGCTTTCGCTAATTTCGGCGCAGGCTTTGTGTGCTGCATCGCTGCCCTTTACTCCGTGTACACGTTTGGCCCACGGAATCTTGCTGCACAAGTCAGCGTAATTTTCTTCTGCATTAGGTTCGTCATATGACAGATAAATGATGTCATAGTCTAAAACTCTAAACTTGTTGCTCATTGAAGTACCTCGTGATAGTATGTTTCAAGTCTCTTTGTAGTATATACGCTTAATGCATTGGCGTCAAGTTCGATCTGGCTTGTGAACGGAACTTCAAATCCATTTTCGTCTAATTCTGATAAATCAATCACAAAACTGTTGTGCAAATGATGTGGATCATTTTTCTTTGTAATACTGATATTTAAAGCACTTGTAAATTTTAAACTTTTTTGTTTCAAGTTATATTGCAGTGTTTCATCTAGTATTAAACGCCAAACTTTATTTGGAATATCTTGTTGAATAGTAAAATCTGGACGATTGGGTTTTATAGTCGGTAACTGATATATTTGACTGTTAATGTCAAATTGAATTTCTTCTTCAATGTATCTTGAACGCAATACATTTTGTTTAGTAACAGTATCAAACAGTACTACATATTTTTCCATACCCTCAGCACCTGTAATCATACTCATTACATCGTCAAGTTGTACAGTAATATAATTGCCTTCTATGTTATCTTTGTTAGAAATCCTAATCAAATTTCCTGTATCATCAAAATAAACATAACGTTCGTTTGATACATATAATTTTGGTTTATCCATTTGCAATTCCTAACTTGTTTTCATATGTTTGAATAACTTGGTCTGAACAAAAACTTTTTTCAGTGTAATGAAAAATACCTGTTTGTCTAAAGTTTCCTATTTTTAAATTGCAATCGTTGTCTAAATATGTTCCTACTTGCTCTTGCCAGTTTTCTACATAAATTTTATCCCAGCCTTGACTTTTTAATTTCATATGAGTAAATGTAGGATAAGTTGTATTGCTGGTTATTTTATCTTCAATTTGTAATATTTTACAAACAATAGCACTGCTTACGTCGATGCTCGGAAACTGTTGAAAATACTTGCCGCCGGCATATTGTCCATAAAACAGTTCCCAATTGTTCATTACCAGTTCTAACCACTTGTAAAAGTTATGCGAAAATTCACAACGTTTAAACCAATGGAACCCTGCATACAAATTGGGCAAGTTGTGATTACGAAAACTTTTTCTGTAATATGTGTTATCAGCCCACTCGCCTCTGTATGTTTGTACTTTGTTTACATAAAACAAATCATGTTTGTCTAATGCACTTTGCCAGTGATCAAGATTGTCTAAAACCAACATGTCACTGTCAATTACAGCAGTTTCTTCAAACGGCGTTGCATGATATATTTTCCAACGATTTTCAATTTTCCATGTACTGTTTTTACTTTTATCGCCAAAAGGAATTGGTACTACATGATCAAATAAATCTTGATATTTGTTTGGAACAGCATCGTTGGTAATTAGACAAATCTTACTTTGTGGATTGGTTAGTTTAATACTCATAGCAGCAACACATGCTTGCTGTACATAATCATATGTGCTATTTTGGGCAAATATTGTAAAGTTAATGCTCATCTATTACCCTATTCAAACTAAATTTATTCATAATATGCACTGTGCTGTTTTTTATCGATGTTGGAAAATATCCTGTTCCATCTGATTTTTCAATTAAAAATTTGTATTTGTTTTTGTCTATATCATGACAGATATCTCTATCAAGTGTATAATACAGTGTACCAGGCATCTTACCTACAAATTTATTGGTTGTATATCCGCTCATTATGTGTACTGCAATACTGAATGCAAAATCATTCCTAAATGTAACGTTTTTAATTTGATATAGTGTTTTATAATGTTGCCAGTTTTCTTTAATATGTGTGATTAAATTAAAAAACGTTTCGGTAAGTTTGCTTTTTCTAAAAAATACAACAGTAGCCCAATAAAAGTCAATTGTGTTAGGACTAACACGATCAAACTCAAACAAGTCTCGCCAATTGGATAATTCAAAGGCATCCTTGTATAGCAAAAGATCATTTTGCTGTGCAAATACAGATTTCATATGATCGTTACCTACAATAACATCAGTATCCATTAACAGTGTTTCGTTGTATGGACTTAATGTATAAGCATCGGATCTTGCTGTATTTTTAAATTCTAAATTTTTTCTATCATACATTCCATCTTTGTAACTTTTGTGATGATAGTCAATTGTATTAGGAATTTCAATTATTTTGTCAAACGAATGCTCAAACTTATCTAAATAACTTTTATTATCAGTTATTAAACTCACTGGTATATCTAAATGTTCTTGTATTTTTTTTGCACAAAATATTGCTTGTTTTACATAGTCAATCTGTGAATTATTACGTGCAATTAATAATGCACCTTTACTCATTAAAGATTCCCTCTACAGTTCGATTGACTTTTAATTTATTGTATTCTGTAAGATATGTATTAGTTGCCTCAAAATACTTTGAAATTATTGTGCTTGTAAATTCTTGTAAATCTTGCACTTCAACTGGAAAATCGTTGTCGTCTACTAAGATTGTTTGTTCTTGTTGTAACGATAATAAACTTTGACAAAAACTTACTAGTTCTTTTGTTACAGTAAATCTGCCGCCATTATAATAACAAATTAAATTGTCTTGGTATTGTTCTTTTAAAATACGCTTTGCATTATCTAGCGTTATCATATAATTGCTAAAATCTAACGCCTGTTCTAGTCATTGGTCCATACATTACTCCTTGTAATGTTATTATAAACTAAAAATAACTAATTGTCAACTTGGTTTTGAAGTTAAATTAGTAGCCAATGAGGTGTTTTGAGTTTGTGACGGTGCAGGTAAAACACATGCATCGTATGTTACACTCTCATAAACAAAACTACTATCAGGTGATAGTGAAATTGCAGTGCTTGTCATGTCTGCTGTTACAGGTTCGTCAATAGGAGTTCCGGTGCCTGGACCACCTAAGTCACCTGTACCTGTATCGCCGTCATTCATCGAAATAAGAACTTTTACTGTTCTATTGTCAACATTTCTTGCTTCTAAACGCCAATAGTTATCAGCATAAAAACCTGAACCTGTTTTTGTCCATATTGTTTGATAACTAGATGTTAAATTTTGAATACCAATAGTACCGCCAGTACCGCTTGCCGCAGATGCACCTAATTTGTCAAATCTACAAACACCTAATGCACTAAGCAAATCAGCCCAATCTTGGTTTTTACTTTGACTTGCACCTGTGCCAATGTTTGAAGCACTACCTGTAAATGTTAATTGTCCGCCAGCATTTAACCAATAGTTTTTTGCTGCGTTACTTGTCCATTGGTAGGTAATAGCATGGTAAATTATAGTAGGAGTAGCAGCGCCCCATGTACCTGTTCTGCTAGATGTAACACTAGAACTGTTGACAAAGTTGCCCGACGGCCAACCATTGTGTGTAGGAGTATAGTTACTATTTGTAGTTGCAACACTTATATAATCATTTATACCCATCAATGTGCCGCCTGTGACAGCAACGTCTGCACCTGTACTTTGGTTATAACCTGTACTTTGATCTGCGCCGATTACATAGCCTGTTTGCGGACGAACAAGACTACCGCTTGTACTACCAGATTGATGTACTCTTACTGCTTGAACATCTAAAAATAACAATCTATGTTGTTCTGCGGTAACAGTATCACTTACACCCGGCGTACTACCACCAACAACATCTGAAGATCTCATGCTCTGTCCCCATAAGGACACATAAATAGCAGATGTATTAGATCTTATGCCATTGTATATTTCATTTTCGATTGGATCGCCAACTGCAACCATACAAATCTCCTATTTTTATAGATTGTAACACAACATTATGTAAAAATCAACCTATAGTTTTTAAATTCCTATAAGTAGGAGTTGGTACTTCAACATTTTGTCCAGTTGCACGTTGCTGTTCGATTATGCTGTTAAGTTCACCATTTACACGTTCGTCAATTCCTGTTGTTCCCGGTGTAATGCCGGGTTTAGGATCTCCGTCATGATATTCTATCTTAACATATAATTTGTTATCAACTACCCTAGCACTGTATGTAATAAGGTTATCATCATACACTCCTGAACCTGCTTTTGTCCATAAAGTCTGATAAGTGTTTGTAAGGTCAAATGCTCCTACTGCAAAACTTGTTCCGCTGCTGCCTGTGCTGTTTAAATAATTTAATGTTAAAACATTCAAACTAGATATCATAGATTTCCAGTCGTTATATTTTGCTCCAGAACCGCCAGTTAATGTGGCTCTCATGCGAATTTCGCCGCCACTATTAAAAAAGTGTCTAAAATGGTCATTACTATTAAAAGTAATTTCAACTTCATGCACAAGTGTTTGCGGCATATCTGCTGATGCGCCAGCAGATGGTTCTCTACCACCCCAGTCGGTTCTACGTAAACTTGTAATACCGCGTTCTGGTGCTGTCATTTGTGTTACATTGTACTTAAATCTATTGTTGTAAACATTATCAATAATATTAATGTATTCTGCGTAAACAGCATCAGTAATGTCATCAGAAATACTAACATCTGTAATGCCTGTTGCAACGTTGTTTTGATGGAAGTAAACTTTGTCTACATCAGTTTTTAGTCGATCCATATGCACTGCTTCGACAGTTGATGTGTTTTTTGTGACTTGTGAACTTGCTAATGCTTGACCATAACCGAAATCACCGCTGCCGTTTCCTAAAACAAGAGCAAGTTTGCTTTGCATTTCATTATATCTTGCAGCGGTAATAATTTCATTTACAGCCATATGTGTCTCCCATTATATACTACTATTTATACTTTGAGTACACACTCAACTAATTTTTCCTCAGTACTGTTGTTAGTCTCTAATGCAACACCAACTAGGCAACCACCGTTTACTGAAGTACTAGCACATCCGTTGTTGTCTACGTATACACAATCACCTTTTTTAACAGCACCAATTACACGAACAGGAACACGACCTTTTAAACCAATATATTGGCCTTCTGCCTCACTATTCATCATAATTGCAGGATCAGTTGATACAACACCAATTGCTATATCGCCAACATTAACAGGTTCTACTTCATGATCTTCATGTGCGCAAACTTTAACAACTGTACCGTATGGCAATTCTTCACCTGTGGTATATTTTTCAGCAAGGTCAGCATAACGTGCTTTTGTTGCAGTACCTTCGAATAATCTTGCAACTAAATCTCCATCGCTGTCTCTAACTGCAATTGTATCTGGTGTTGCTGTTCTGTCTGCTTGTCTGTATGAAGTAGATTGTACTTCGTAAAGAGTATTTGCTTGTGTTGCAGTACCTGTAAACGTTGTAGCATACATATTATTAAATTTACGTGTACTAGTACCAACAGTTTTTGTATTATCTAACGACGGATAAAATGCATTATTTGTCATAATGTAAATATTATCACCATTGCCATCCGTATAACTCATATAATTTGATGCTAATTGTGTATTAGGTTGATTACCACTTCTTACAGTATAAACAATATCGTCATCATCACCCAATGTAAAACCGCCATCACCAAATTTGGTAATTGTACTTAAAAGGTTTAAACTAGCACCTGCTTGTAAAAAGTCAGTTGCATCATAGTTGTTTGTGCCGTCGGTTAATTTAAATGCAGCACTTGCAGTTCCCCAATAAATGCTTGTTTGTGTATCGGCTGCTGGTTGACTTGTGCCATTAGCATCAACATTGCGCAAAGTAATACCTGCTTTAATTACAGGAAAATCACTTGATGCCCAACCTTCAACATCTTGAGTTGCTGCTGGAATAAATTCTTCTTTACTTTGAATGGCTACAATAACTTCGTTAATAATTGTTGCAATAACAGCATATAGTGTAGTACCATCGGTTAGTTCAACACTTTTCATCTCTGTTGTACCTTGGCCGGCACGTTGTGGACCAACAAGTATCCATTCAGAGTCTGCACTTAACGCTTTAAGTTGATTAGTAGTAGAATCCCACCAAAGGTCACCTTCTGCTAATCCTGATGGACTAGTAGCAGACACTTCAGCACCGCCGGTGGTTTTAAATTTAGCACCGTCATATACTTTAATTTTTTCACTTACAGAATCATACCAAATCATACCTGTAATCGGTTTTCCTGGTTCTGCTTCGCCTTGGAAACTTTCTAACAAATGTAAAAAGTTTTCATTTTGTGCTTCGCCATATCCTGTATAATTTTTACCAACTAACTTTAGGTCAGTTGTTGAATCTATTGTCCCGTCTTCTACGGTGATAAACGGAATACCGTTATATCTGTTTATTGTATATGCCATTTATATTCTACCTTGTTGCAACATATGTATTTACCTTAAACACTAGATACTAAATCTCCGTCAAATTCCCATTCTTGAGCAGTGTTTACTATGAATTGTTTTAGTGAACGTGTGACGGTTAATGCTACTGTTTCTGTTTGATCGCTAAATCCAACATTAGCAAGAACTGTAGCATTTTGAACACCGTTACTGTCAACGTTAATAAACGATTTTGCTATTGTGTCGCCTGCATTAAGTGTTGTAGTACCTGAATACAATGTGCAATGTACTTTACAAATAGTGCCAACACGTTTTGTTGTAGCAGGAACAAGATCATTAATAATATCAGCAATATTATTATCAGACATGCCAGTAATATCTAAACTTAACCAAATAGGCTGAAACTCAGGTTGTTCGTCAACATATATTTTTGTAGCAACATCGTTGTCATCAGTTGGTTCAGCAACATTTTTAATTTGACTTACTGGTGTAACTGAGTTAATGCTTGCAAAAATATTACCATTAACATTAAATCTTAAATCACTAGCAACCGCTACTGTGTTACCGTTGATACTTACATCATCTACTGTTAATGCATTAAGTGTACCAATGCTGGTTAAGCCATTAGCAGATGTAACACTTGTACCAAGTTCTGTAGATGTTAAGATATCAACACCATTAATTTTATAAGAATGATTGGCTGGAATATCTATGTTTGTACTTGCTGTCCAACTGTTTGTAGCATTTTTCCATGTCCAATAAATTGCTTGCTCAGTGTGTCCTGCTGGACCACCAACAATCATAATACCAGCATCATCTAATGCTGCTGCATCTAATAGTGTACTGTCACCTTCGTCATTTATTTCTGTAACAGCAAGTTGAATTTGTTTGTCTTCAACTTGCAAATTGGTTGTTGATAATTCTGTAGTTGCGCCAGCAACAATTAAATCACCCGAAATCCTTACAGTGCCGTTGACGTCTAATTCGTATGCAGGAGTACTATCGTTTATACCTACATATGCTGTACCATCAATTGTAGTATCTATTGTAATGGCATCTGTAGTTGTCGGTGTTGTACCGTCCATCCAAGTTGTTCTAACTTTAATTTTTTCTTCTGGAATATTTTGTACAATTACAACAGGGTTTGCGCCAACTTGACTATTGTCTACATAAAATCTTGCATCACTGTTTATACCAATAGTTAATCCTGCATCCTCAACAATGTGTAATGACCAGTTTGTTGTTTGTGGTGATGTAGTAGATGTTTCACTAGGATCAGCAGGAGCATATTGTCTTTTAACAAAACTTTCTGATGAATAAATGTCCAAGTTGCTGTCAATTAAGTTGAAAGCACTTTCTGCAGGACCATGCCAATAAAATGTATTTAAATTGGTTGTTAAGTTAACACCTTGATTAATTTGTAAGTCAAAGTTAAAAGTGCTGGTTTGCATTTTTTGCACGTTTTCGTCAATGTTTGCAGCAATAAAACTTTCTTTACTAATCAACGCAACAGTAACACCGCCAACACTCCATCTTCCAACAGTTTTTTCTCTACCTGATGTATCAGTAAGTGTGATTGCATCCATATCAGTTTTTAACTGATCGTTGCTGTACATCGGACCGACTAGATATTTTTGCACACCATCGCTGAAATACATTTGTTTATTTCTACTGTCAATCCAAATATCGCCTTCTAACAAATCAGGTTCTACACTTGAATATCCTGTTGTATCAGTGCTTCTAAATAATTCACCATCAAAAACTTTTAATCTACCGTCACTGGTATCGTACCAAACTTGCCCGCGAATTGGATTATCTGGTTGGCTAGTACTTGCAAAACTTTCTAATAACCTTACAAAGTTTTCGTTAAATGCTTCGCCGTAGCCTGTATAGTTCCTACCTACAAGTGTTAGATCTGTACTGGTTGTGTCAATCTTACCATCAATAAGATCAACCAACAATTCTCCATTAGTTCTATTAATTTTATAACTCATAGTGGATGGGCTCCTGTGTAAATAATAAATTCAATTGTAACAAAGGGTGGCACAGTATTTAACGGGTCATTTGTGCTGTTTACCAAGTCACCTGTTCGATTAATTTGTGTTCCAGGATTAGTTCCAACCAAGTTTGAAGATTGTGATCCGGTGTCAGTTCCTCCTGTTACTGTTGTAGTTGCATAAAATTGTGTGCCAGCATCGCCTTCTAATGTGTGTGCGTGATCTGGCAAGTTAGATTCTAAAATAGTTTGTGTTTCTGATCCACCTAGTGTACCAACTCCGTTGTTTGGTCCGGTTGTTACACGGTTTGTACCAGTGTATGTTCCAGTTAAATTACCAATTGGGAATCGTCCTCTAAAATCTGGTAGTAACGGATCAGTAACACTGCCACCATAATTGTTCTGTATAACAAGTCTAAATTCTTCTAAATCTGCAACACCAAAATCAGTTACAACAGAACTATAAGATTGGCCATGACAGAATACCCACCCGCTCGGTGCAACAGTACCAGCAAATGGTAAAATTGTACCAATTGGACAAATAGGCCCAACAATGTTATAAACCTTGTTGTTGTTTTGGTTTTGGTACATCTGTTCAATAATTTTTCTGTGTGTTGTTTTGTACAACACTCCGTTGCGATTAACTAAAAATTCATCATCTTCTGACTCTGCAACAACTTCAGTTTTTCCTTCAATAAAATCATCGTTTAATTCTAAGTTCCATTGTGCAACTGATCCAGTACCATCAAAAATTACTGTGTTTGTAGAAACAACATCGCCAGTTGGATCAAAACTAAATGTTGTTGGCGTTGTAAGTTGATTTGCTCTATCAGCAGTACCTGTTACGTTGCCTACTAATGTACCTCTAAATGTGCCACCGTTATAAGTATTTGCATATACATTATTGTACAACAACGATGCAGTACCTAAGTTTCTAGTTCCTGTTTCATCTGGTACAATGTTTGCTGCTGTTAAACTTGGATCTGCACTTGGGTTTGAACCTGTAATAAAAACATCGCCGCCAATACGCAAATCTCTTTGAATGCCAACACCACCAACAACTGTAAGCGCACCATCTGTTACAGCAATTGTATTAACGTTACTGCCAATTTCAACTTTGCCGTCAGTTGCAGCATCTCCGCTGGTTTTAATAACAGTTCCGCTGCCTTTAACATCTAGTGCAGCCTGCGGTGCTAATTGGTTAATACCAACATTACCTTGAGGTGTGATACGCAATGCAGTTGTGTTAATACCGTTGTCATTGACTTTGATATCTACGTTGCCGTCTGGTGAAAATTGTCTGATAATTGCTGTGCTACCACTTACACTAAATTGTAAAAGGTCGTTTTCACCAATGCTTAGTCCAGAGTCTCTTTTAATTCTAATTTTTTCTGCAAAGTCATTTGTAGTGCTTTTACGAGCAAAATCTGAACTATCAACAACTGTTGATCCTATAACAAGTTTTTCTGCTTTTTCTGATGTGCCATAATATTTTGCAACTACACCTCCGAATGCACTTTCAGTAGGAACATTTACTCCTGGCTTTATTGTATAACCAGTTGGAAATCCTGTTATCTTTACTTTAGGTGTAAATGTTTGACTTGCATAAAGAGCAACAATTTTATCATTTACAAAATTGGCTAGTGCAACATAATTGTTGTTATCTGTTGCTTCATATGTTATTACTCTTGTGCCTGTAGCAGCACCTTCGCTATAATCAGGTCCTACTAGTAACCATGCAGCACCAGTGTACAAATACAATTGTTTTGTACTTGTGTTAACCCATAAATCACCACTGTTACTTTCGGCTGCTTCAGGTTCACTAAGTGCTTTTTTAATATTACCTGCTGCTACCCAGTTTGTGCCATCATAAACTTTTAATTGATCACTACCGTCGGTAGTATCATACCATAGTTGTCCTTCAACAGGATTTGATGGAGCAGACGAATTTGCAAAATTTTCTAATAAATGTAAAAAGTTTTCGTTTACAAATTGACCATAGTTTGACAACCCTAAACCAGGAAGTGTTAGGCTAGTATCTTCTGTGTTAGCGGAATTTTGTTCAACTGTAATACTACCTTTGTTTACGCTATCAGTAAAATTTACATTATAGTCTGTCATTTATTACCCCTCAGAAATTCCACTTAAACTTTGAATTCTTACTGTATAATCAACTTGAATTAATCTGTTTAGTGATTTTTGTACAGGATGGAAGATAACATGTGTAATTAATCTACCACTGCTACCGTCTGCTGCGTAACTTCTTAACCCTAATTCATCAAATACATATAAGTTTTCGCTGTTTGCTGCTGTGTCAAACGCATCTTGCCCATCCGGTTCGCCATAGTCTAACAAACATCTTACAAGAATATCAGTATAATTTGTACCGCTAACATGACGAATTTCGGTTTTGTTTCTTGTTGGATCAGTGTTTCCTACTGCTAATTCATCAACAACTTTTGCATAAGTTTCGTTATACAGACTTGCATTTGTACCAGTACTGTTTGGTGTTAAGTATGTAATAATACCTGTTGGATCAACACTAGTGCCGCCGTTACCAAAACTGATTTGATATATAAATCCTTGTCCTTGGTTTGCTAAACTTTCTGCAAGTGCAATACTCATGTTTTCATAGTGAATAGCATTTCGCTGATTCACTATAACTTCACCAGTAGAAGGATCTGAAATTTTAATATGACCCTCTACGTGTATTCCATTTAAATCTTTAATTTCTGTCATGTTATGTACCTTATACTGTATTTATCGGGGTAACTTAATAGTTGCTTCTTGTAAGAATTTACCGATAGGTCTTTCTGATTCTTCTAGTCCTACACCATCTTCTGTCCAAACTCTACCAGTTTTCTTTACAACTTTTATTTCAACACCAGTTGCAGGTATAGTTGTTAAATCAATAATACCATTATTAAGTGTAAATTCTGCTGCTATAGTTTCATCACCTGCTGGTGAATCTTGATCAAGTGCAGGGTTAAATTTGCTAATTGCGTTCTTTCTTAATCTACGTCCGCCTACAAAAACTTCTACTTGGTTTATATTATCAACTGTAAATTCCATGTCTACAATTTGTGACGAACCATCTGCTTTTGTAGTGTGTGTAGTAATTGTGTCATTGTATTGAATTGTTTCATCTGGGCCTTGCCCTAACACATAAGAACCAGCAGCATGGAATTCAGGTATACCTGTACCTAATGTACCTCTGCGTAGTTGTGTTAGAATGTTGCCTGACTTGTTAAAGAACTCAATTCTTTCTCCATCAATCCAAATAATACCTGGCAGATTTCTCAACGGATCTGGATCCATTATATTACTTGCATCTGTTAGCACAATTCTAGTATCGTAGTAATATAGATCTTCTTCTAATTCATATGAGTTTCTATCATTAATACGTTTATAATGTGTACGTCCAGTAATATCTCTAAATATTCTGTAACCAATTTCTTTTGTTGCTACATTGTTTGAGAATTGCAAAATGTCAATGCGATCATCTTCTAGTGGCAATTCTTTTAAACGTACTGCACCAAATCTTTCATCTACAATATAATCTTTGTTTGGTGATAAGAATTCTCCATTTTGGAATACCCATACATAGTTGTTACCTATAATTTCACCATCAAGTTTTATTAAACCATGTGTTAGTAGATTTCTACGTGCAACACCATCAGTTGTACCTAGAGAATATGTTGTTGACATAACATCAAATGTATAACGTTTAAAGTCATTGATATCATGATTACTAAATTGTATAATTTCAATGTCTCTAATTTCGTCTTGATTAATAGTAATATTATCACTCAAGATATATTCAATATTTTGAACTGTTACTAATGTACTATCAGTTTCTAATACATCAACAATGAATTCTTCATCTGCTAAGAATTCATCTAACAACTGGTTATTTCTACTTTGCACTATTAATGTAGTTGGCGTTACTTCTTCAACATTTAATGTATAGAATGTGCTTGTGTTATTGCTTTTAAATCTAATTTCTTGATTTGGTAAAACAATATCCGTTAAATCTACGCCTGTATCTTCAATAGTAATTTTTGTATCAACTGTATAATATTCAGCATTTGTTAAAATGTAAATGTCAATAATGCTACCTGGAAGTGCAATGTCATTTCTCAAGATTCTAATTTGTTCTTGAACAGGATCCCAAAGCCACAAATCATTTGCAAGTTGTACATTATCAACAAACACCATCAAGTCAACTGATGGAATTAATCTTACATTATCAAACTGCCAGCCGTCAACTTGATAGGTTCTTCTTGTTGACGCAATGTATTGTCTGCTATACCCAGGACTTAAAATTTTATCTCCCGATTTAACAATAATACGTGGTGCAATTGGCAAATCATTAAATGGTACAGGAACATTACCTGTAAATTTGTGATAATTTGTTTGACTACTATCTGCATTAAATGATTTATCTACAATAATTTGACTGTATGATTTAATTTCGCTATCATATACAGTGTATTGAATTTTTGATCCAATGTTAATATCTCTAATTAAATCAATTTGTGCTTTGCCAACATTGTTTGATATTGAATAATCAACATTGTTTTCTAAAATAAATCCATCTAGCACAACAATAATTGTTTTTGCATCATCAAATTTTGCAAGTGTTTTAATACTGTTTGTGCTATCACCTAAATATTCTACAACATTCGAGTCGATAATATCTGAACCATTTACACCCATTGTAATAATACAAAGTTTTGCGTTTGCTCGACTACTGCTATCTTCAAACATCAATGTATTATTTGGGTAATCAACTGAGTATAGTGTACTGTCAATAATTGCACCATCAAGTATTACAATAATATTGTCAAATGTTGCAGGTTGTGCAGGCAATTCGTAACTGGTTTGATAGTCGTTTGTTGTGTAATTTACAACTCCTATTTCGCCAATACCATCAGTTGTTCTGTGATAAATTGTCATATCAAGTGTTTCGTGTATTGCGCCAGGAACAAGTTCTTCAGGACCTGCACTGTTAGTTGGACTTATAAAGTCGTCGCCATCAACTATCATTTCATCTGCAAGTACACCTAGTGCTGTAGTATTACCGCCGTTGGTAAATGCACCGCCGCCTAATGCTGTATCATATGCTGTTGCAATTGGAGTATAACTTCCGTCACTACCGGCTTTTCGAATGATAATAATATCGCCTGCTTGAGTTTGTAGTACTTCTTCGTCTATGTCTAAATAGTCAATTATACCGTCGCCGACTAATGGTTCATAAATTGCATCTGCTGGATTTAGAACTGTACTACCGTCAACATCGTAACGTTTGTCAATGCGTGTTCCGTTAAAGTAAATGTTGTATGTTACATTTAATTCAAACGGTTTACTTGCATAAACTCTATTTGTACTACCATCAAGTTCAATAATTTCGTCTTCGTAAACATTAATCATTGTATCCCAAGGCACTTCACCAAATCCAGTAACGCCAAATCCTTGTTCGCTTCCAAAATCTATGCTGTCATAAATCGGACCTTCATATTCAACACCTTTCATTAATGAAGAAAGACTGTTGTTTTCGTTTATACCTGGCATACCTGTTGTTGGTGAATATTCTTCAAATATTCTATCTGCTGCTTGTAACATTGACACATCTTTTTTGTATGTAACTGTTACAACTGAATCAAGTGCTGGAGCATCTACAAAGTTTACTTTGCCTAAATATCTAGTATATGTTGCATTAGTATCCAATGCATTTTCTACACTAAATGTATTACTTAATTTTTTGTCTCCATCAACATATACAGCATAAGAATCTGTACGTAAATTCAAAGGCCATTTAAGTGTAAATGTTTCTTTTGATCCAGACGCTGTAAATGTTTCAGTAACATCTATAGTTTCAACAAAACGCTTGCCACTTACTCTGTCAAATTTAACAACCATGTGTGCGCTACGCACATTTGAATTGCCTAAAATTGCAACTGCTTTTGCAAGTCTGTCGTGCTCTCCGACAATTGTTACTGTTGGTGCAGAATAATATTTGCCGCCTGTTGAAGTTATTTCAATAGCCTTTACACTACCCTTTGAAACAAACGCTTGTGCAGTAGTACCGTTATCGCCAGAAACTATTACTTCTGGTGTGGCTTTATAGCCTGCACCGCCGTCAGCAATGTCAATTCTAATTACTTCGTATCCATTGTTGTCAACCCAACTTTTGAAAGGATAGTTGTAATACTTTGGATCAATATCTACAATTTCACCGTTTACAAAACTAGCAAAACTCGGAGTGATTTTACCATCAATATAACTAGGTGGTAAATCAAAATCAGTAATTAAACTGTTAGTAGGCTCTACTCTAGTGTATGCACTGATATATTCTCTAATTTTTGTTTTGTAAGGTTTTACTTCGTCAATATAATCTTGATAGTTTTCAAGATTATCATTTTGATATGTAATTTTTTGTGACAGATCGCCAACATTGTGTTTTGCTCTTACAAAACTTGTTTTAAATGCCCAATCAACATTTGACTGTTCGTTAAATGCATAACGCAATCCTGCAAAGAATAGTTCATTATATTCAACTGTTAAGTCTGCAACAAAGATATCATTTTTAATTGCATTAATGATATTTCTCATTTCATAAACAGGTTCTTTGTCATAAAAACTTATATCATAAACAGTAACATCGTAACCCGAAGAGTCTGTGCTATACAAATAAAGTTGTCTACTTAATTGTATTGTACCATTCTGTCTACCAATTGTTTCGTAATTAACAGTATAATCTTCTGTGTCTTGAGTATCTATTTTCTTTAACAACAACCAGCCACCTGTGCCAATTGTGTTAATTTTAACAATGTCGCCTATATTATCTTCTAACGCATACAACTCATAACTTTGATCTATAACAAAATTAATTTCTGTATTTTCAGTATAACCTGTTGCATACCAATCTGTATAATACCAATATGCTGTTGTATCATATTGTTGGTTAATAGTGCGTTGCCATTCAGACAATTCTCTATTGTATTCATAGATACTCCAAATACCGCCTACACTACTGTCTGATTTAACTAGAACACTGTATGCTCTAACTTTTACTTTAGCATCAGGTGAATAGTTTGTACCACCATTTCTAATGTCTAAAGATGTAATTTTTCCTAAGTTGTTGATAGTTGCATTAATAATAGCACCAGTACCGTAGCCATCTTCAACTTCAATACGAGGGGCTACTGCATAACCTCTACCAGAGTTGATAATTCTTGCTTGAGTAATTACACCATATTCAACAGTAAGTTCAATTACTGCTGTTTCTTTTTTACCAACACCTACAAATTGTAACTCTGTTAAAGTATCTACAGTAGTATCGTATTTGCCTTCTGCTAGAACAGGAATTTCATCCTTTTTAAGAAGGTTACTCAAATTGTAGTTGTCAACAATTTGATTTTCTGCAAACACACTGTTTACTCTTTCTACAAACTGTTTAACTGCT